AAATGAATCTAATAATAAATGTATTAGCTTAAATGAATCTAATAATAAATGTATTAGCTTAAATGAATCTAATAATAAATGTATTAGCTTAAATGAATCTAATAATAAATGTATTAGCTTTACTATTGGACAAGGAACTGGTTGTGATTGGATGTGTAATTATTGTGCTGAGATGCTTGGAACGTCTAATTATTATTTTCAAGATGGAATTTGTAAATATATAGAAGATTCTGGTTGTGTAGGTAATCCAATAGCAGGGCATAAATATATGTGTTGCTCTGTGTAAAATCATAAGATTTATTAAAAAAAAATAAATATATTTAATATATGATAAAATTATTTATATTAAATATTATTAACAAATTTATTCAAAATCGAATTGAATTACATTCTAATGGATTATATTCTTTTAAAAGTGATTACCAAAAGTCAGATTCTGAAATAGAAGAAAAAACTCACATATCTTGTTTTAAATTAGTAGAAGAAACGCTAAAAGAAATGAATTATTTCAAAGCAGAGGCAAAAATTAGTAGAGACGACCTTTATAAAATAATAGTTGAAATCGAAAATCTATCCGGTGATTCTTTAATATTACTAATGGCATATCTAAGAAATTATGAACAAACGGATAATGATATTGAAAAATTAAATAATTCCCTTATTAGTCATTTTCATACAAATGATATAGATTTCTTTTTAGGTATTTTAGTAAATGTATTAGGAATTAAATCAGGCAAAGTAAATGATTTCATAAGTATTATAACTGATTTTAAATCAATGCTATGTTTTTTGACAAATACTCCTTATGAAATAGATACAACTGTAGGTATATATGATGATATTATAGTTGATGATAATATAAATATTGCTAAAACATATAAAATTAAATATAAAAAAAATAGTCTCGATTTGAATTCTACAAAGAAAGATAAATGTTTTGACCAATTTTATATAGATCCCGATATAAATCCTATTAGACGCACTAAACCAGCAAATGTTTTTTTAAAAGCGGGTTGGGAAAGAAAACTATTGAAACAATTAGAAATAAAGGGTGTATTAAAAAAAACAGCAAATTGGATTTATAATGATTTAATGTTTTTAGTAGGTAAATCAAAAGATACACAAGAAGTATATTTTAAAAACGAACCAATGTGTCAAAGGAGATGGACGAATGATGAGATACAAAATGATGAACAATGGGACGCTGATTATGATGGAGAAGAATACATAGATATAGGTGAGGATGTTTTCAATCTATATGACCCAGAAGTGACGGAACATACTCCAAAAAATAGCGATTTATATAAAAATAATGAAATATTAAAAAAAATATGGTTTTATAGTGATGATTTATTTCCAGTTCAACCTCATAAATCTCCTATATTTAATTTTTTAGATAGAAGAGCCGAATTTGCGTTCAAAACATTACAGGTGCCGAATAAAGATATATTTAAAAGTAGTCCTTTTAAAAAAGAAGATTTACACATTATATTACCTATTTTATGGTTATATAAAATTTACGATGAATATAAATCAATTGCGTCAATGGTAGAAATTAATAATAAAATTAAATTATTTTTTGATTATTTTAAACCTGAAGATATGTTATTATATTTTAAAAAATATATATTAATAGAAAATAATACATTTGATACAGAAACATTATCCTTTCTTATTATACTAGGTTCATTATCTAAAATGACTTCACTACTTGTTGATGAAAGAGTAATAAAAGATAAAATAAAAGATTTTGAACCAAAGAATTTTAATTTATTTGGTAGATTAGGTGTTCATGAGATAAAAGAATTAATACAAAATCATCCAAAAAAACGTAGTAATTATGTTAGTTATTTGAATATTATTATTGAACGATATATTTTTGATGATGATTTAATCAGTAAAATACATGAGGAGGTTGAAACAAGAAATGATGAAAAACGCCAATATTATATTAAATTGGCATTAAATGTAATGCAGATTACTAGCAATTTAACTAATTTTATTAATGTATTTGGTTATAATGCTTATCAAATATATAAAAAGAATAATACATTTGGAAGGCAACTATTACAAATAGATAATAATATAGAAAAATTAATTACACCTGAGTTAATTTCACAAGGAGTTGCTGCTGCTGAATCTAATGATCAAATGTATTTATTACCTCATGGATCAACTTCTAATCCAATTTCCATTACTCATAATGGAACATCTTATACCTCACTCGCTATAATGAATTATAAAACACCTGGTTTTTATAATCAACCTGTTCCTATGGTTGTACATCTATCTATAGCATCAAATCTTGCTCAATATATATCTGGTAATAAATCTATTAGTGGTATGAATGTTAGTAATGCTTTAAAAGCGTTAAACCTTATAAAATATAAATCAAGTGTCATTTCAAATGACAACAGTGTTATAATACCAAATATAACTCTATCTAATATACATAATAGTTTTTTGAATATAGATCCATTAGTCACTGGTCTATTAGGACATTTACGTAATAGTACAGGAAGCAGCGTAACAGCATCTAATTCTGAAATAGTCGAATTATTATTTCAAACTGGTGAATTAGAATATAATTATTCACAAGCTATTCACAATTTCGAAAGTCGATTAGAATTTTTAGAAAATGACCTAAAAAAATATTCAGAAAAAGGTCTTGATGTACAATATGAAATATCTACAATACCAGAAGTAAAGCAACAAATATTAGATTTAGAAAGACAATTTAAACAACAAAAATATGATTTACATTTTAAATTAACATCAATTTCGGAACAAGTTCCTATAGATTCTAATATAGTAAGTGTCAAAGTTTTATCTCATTTACACGGTACTGAACCAAATATAAATAAAAGAATGATAATGAATTGCGGAAAGTTTAAATATATTGGACTTATCGGAGAAGCTGGAAGAAATACAGCATTTCAAATAGGAGATGAATATATGAATAAGGTATTTAATGGTATTCCAGTTGCTACAAATATACCTGAACCATTAAGTGAATATTGTGAAGTTCCTATAATCCAATTTGAATTACAAGATAGTTTATTGGATAACGCCTTCGGAGGTATAATAGTAGAACTACAATATAAAAATGGAACAAAAGAACAGAAAAATATAGCTAATAATCAACAACTTTCAAAGATTTTTGAAAAAAATAAAGATGGAGAAAATACCAATGCTTTTGATTTACCCTCGTTTTTACCTGTATTGGAACAAATATTACGTTTAAATGGATTAGACTCATCTATTTCAAGTGTAGTATTTGATTCATGTAGGGGATTAGGATTAAATTATCCTCTAAAGAAAACAGCTGAATACATTTTTGATGAATTAGCTATTAATGCTGAAATATGTCTAGTTGGTTTTAATCCTCAAGTACCGGTAGAATTTATCCCGAATGAAGTTAAAAGAGTGTATATACAACCCAATCAATATATGGGTCAGGTTATTGCTAAAGAACCGCGTCCTTTTTTTGATCCAAATAATCCAAGAAGATATGCTGGACACAATTTAAAACTCCGATTTGGAAATGAACAAGGTGAAGATAAATTTTTGTGTTTGAGGAAAGAAAATCCTGAAGTAAATATTCATTATTCTTTTTTAATGGCTTTTAATCATTATTTAACAAATAATCCTAATTTATTAACTACGTTTAATAGGTTATCTCCTGAACGGAGATATAAATTGTTTAATGATACAATTTTGAATCCAGATTATATGCCAATGTTACAAGACCCAGAAAATGATGAAATAGGGTTACAAATGAAGTATAAACATCTAGATTTGGAATCAATAGAAGTAAGAAAACAACTTAATAAAGAAATATGGTTTAGAGATGTTGATTTTGAACCATTTTATGATCAAGTATTTCATGAACATTTTTTTCCGCCAAAACAAGGAGAACGGTTTATGGAATTACATATGGGTACTCCAAGCACACCCTTTCCTGATATGAATTACCTATTACGACAACATATCAGGAAATTAAACGAAGAACAATTTAGGGAAAAACATCCGAATATAGGATTTTTAGCAGGAATACTAGCAGGAGGCAATAATAAAAATAAATTAAATGGTGGTTATCCAGAAAAAGATATAGATTTAGATAAATTAATGGAAGAGGCTCAACATTTTCATTTTAATACATATATGAATGACCTTAAAACCATTTATTTTGAGGATCCATCTATATTACATAATATGAATGAATTACATATTAATAATGTCTTTAAAAGCATTAAAATTCAAATAGAAAAAATAAAAATATATATCAGAATCACATTGAAAAGAAATATAGATGAAGAATATTTTAAATTTATATATTCCTATTTTTATGAAGTTGTTTACCGTTATTTATTAATGATACTAAATGAATATAAAAAGGAATTAAATCAATTAGAGGTTAAACTAAAAAAAGCTAGAGAATATTTTGATTTATTTGAGAAGAATTGTATTAAAGAAAATTTTTTAGATTTTAAGACACAAAAAATGAACAAATCGGATATTCTTGAAAAGATAAATATATTCATAAATGATTATAATCTAGGTATATTACTAAAAACAAGGGATTTTACAGGTGGTAAACAAATTGAAAAATGGAATAAGGATATAATAAGTATATTAAAAAATTTACAATATGACGATCACCCAATATCTAAGAGTATTCTAGATAAACACAGAGATTTAATAGATGACCTTATTGTTCAAAGATGGGCAAACTATATCATTTTATATGATATTCCACTGACATCATGCGATTTAAAGACTGAAATAGAGAAAATAGAGTTTACATTATTGATGGAAACATCTATAAATATAAATATTTTAGAACCATTGACTTTATTTATTCCTAATTATATCGAGTTAATTCAGTCAAAATATGATTTTTATATGGATAAAGCGCTATCATTAATCAGAGATAAAAATTATGATATGTTTATTGATTGTGATTTTGTAAAGAATTATTATAAATTAATTTATAATAAAATTGTAAATATTCAAAGCAATATTTTTGAAATTAGAAAAACAAATATTGACATTAATGAATTTTTTAATATTAGAAGAATGAAAAACTTAAATAATCCATTTGCATTACCCGCAAAAAATAATATTTATGCCTATAGTGAGCAATTATCTTATTATCTTAATAATGTAGATAAAATATTTAATATAGTTAAAGATGATATACCATTAGAAAATGATATTCAAACAATAGAAATTAAACCAATGAATGAAAATGTTATTTTATGGTTAGCTGAAAATACTCCGAATACAGTAGAAAATAGATTATTATTCATTAGAAATGAATTTAATAAAGATTATGAAAATGTGAAAATGAATGATATCATACTTAGTTTGATTGTATAAAAAATACTACATATAATTATAGTATATATATGACTTTAATTATATTTGGTAATGAACTTTTAGAGACTGACTATACAGATTTAAATATTGATAATTTTTTTAAAATAGCTAAAATTAAAATAGATATAGAATTTATTATTGTATTTGACTATTTAGACTACACAGAACAAAATATAAGAAAAATGATACGTGATTGTTTTGACAAAATTCCAGAATATAAGACTTGTAATTTTCGTGGAAAAAAAAGTATTGTTGCTATTTTTTGGAAAGTATAGCTAATTGATATCTACAAAGATTTGCTCAATATATTTGTAATATTTTCCAGTCCTGACATCAACATACCCATCCGAATCCGCTAAATTTTGAATTGGAAATCCATTTGAATAGTAGTAATAGCCCTTGATCTCAGTGATGTTATCACGTAAAACCATAATATCTTTTTCATAAATGGTCTGGGCATCATTTTCACAACTCTTATTATATTTTTCAATCGTGTGTTCACTTCCTGGAGTAACTCTTTGATACCAATGCCATGATCGGACTATATAAGTTCTATATTTTTTATCAGTGCTTGCCATTTTGTCAATGTTGAAGAAAGAGATTGATGAGAAATCAATTTTTATATCTAATGTGTTATGGAGTATTATTGGTATGATTAAATTAAAAAAATTGATTTGTATTGAATTTTTTTTTAAATTATACAAAAATGGAAGCAAAATTTAAATTATCAAGTAATTTTAAAGGTCTTATAGAAATACTATCTACCTTTGCTGATACTATTAATATGAGATATCAAGCAGATTGTATTTCTATTCAGGCATTAGATAGTGGAAATATAAGCATGTTAAATGTAGTATTAAAGTCGGACCAGTTTATAGAATTTAAAGCAAAAGGCACTGGTATTATATCTTTATCTACTACAAGTTTAAAACCATTATTACGAACGATGAAGGAACGTGATGGTTTGAGTATGCGTTTAGTAAGCCCCGAAAGTAATGAAGTTGAATTCATATTAATTGATGGCGATAGAAAAAATAAGTATTCTGTCAAGCTCTTGAATGTTGATATTGACATGTTAAATATGGATGTAGAGATGGAGCATGATATATTTATTTCCACTGGTAAGTTAGCATTGAGCAAGATATTAACTGATATTAAAAATCTTGAAGGAGATGATGTTAAGTTTGTTGTAGTGGATGATAAATTACATATAGAGGTCAATAGTGATCAGTGTAATCTAAAGATCAAACCATCAAAAGAGATTATGCGTGTTATGACACCAACTGAAGATGGATATGTATTTGATGTCCGATTTTCCAGCAAATATATTCAATATATTCAAAAAATGATGACAATCTGTCAGCCACGTATAAATCTAAAACTTGATAAAAGTTGTCCATTATTATTAGAAATGACGATTAGAACAGACGATGGTGAAGATATCAGTGTTGATAAATGTAAAACAACAATAAGCACTATGCGATTTTATTTGGCTCCAAAGTTAGATGATTTTTAGATATCAAATAAAAAATAGTTTTTTATTTTACTACAATACTTTACAATATACATATATTTTTACTTACTTGTTCTTTTTGAATGGCATGAGCTTGTCTTTTTGAACTTGTCCAAGAGGAGGTTGTTCTGAATCATCACTGGCGTAGTAAAGGTTTGTTTCATCGTCAACCCACACGGATAGTTTTTCATCGTAGCGGAGTTTCATTTCGTCTTCATCATTTGTTTCTTCTGGGCATTCTTCTGCTTCCTCGGCGTGTCCCTCACAGCATTCATCAATGCTGAGTGGCATTTCTTCATGTTGGATTGGATTGTTTCCAACTTTAAGAGCAGCTGCCTTTTCAAGGTAGGGCTTCTTCTCCAGCTCACTGGATGCTTTCCAGGCAGCGCCAGCGGTTTCTGTCACTTTGTTTGCCAATTCCTTTCCTTTCAGTTCAGGTGTTTGTTCCAAGAGACATTGTTTGATTTCCTCGCGTTTTTCCTGTAGATAGATCATGTAAGCATTCATGGTGCGCTTTGGCTTTTCTGTTTTTTCTTCTTTGTTCTTTTGGCCACGTTGTTTCTTGGCAGGTTTTTGGATGGCTTCCGTTGAGGTGTCTGTCTCCTTTTTTTCAGCTTTCATGGCTGACTTGATCAATTCGTCCTTGAACTTTTCAAACAGATAGGTTGGGCCAGTTTCAACACATCCGAACCTGCTCCATTTGAAAGGATGGATAACATCCATGCCGGCATACTTGGAGTCTTCATCGTTTTTCTTTCCGTCGACTGAACCATGTAGCTTACAGAAGTATCCATCTTTTTCGTGACTGCGGGCGCACTGTTTCGGCTTCCATTGTCCCGTTTCTGCGTCCTTTTCAAGGGCATAGATGAATGCCTGGCAGCGCTCCGCCTCGGGTTTGACTTGGATGGGTCCGCGTGTTTTGCGTTCCTTCTTTTCTGGGTCAGCTGATGACTGCTTCTCGATGATTTCCTGAGTTTTTTTGCCGGGAATATTGAAGAATAAACTGGCAATTGATGATGTGTGGAGAGCTTCTCTGAACATACGCATATCTTTTGACTTTGGGTCAAAAGTCTTTTCGATAAGTTCGGTTAGACTAGTAAAGTGCTTGTTTTCTAATATAGCGGTTCCGGCCATTTTGGGTATCTCTTTGCTTGCTTTGCTGCTAAAGGGTAGAAAAACGATAAGTCCTTCAAATTTTTTTACATATGAATTAGAATTGAAAGTTAACTATTAGATAAATAATTAACATTAAGTTTAAGATGATAAGTTAAAATATTAGTCCATTATATAACGTATGGTAAGTTTAAAATTAACTAAGTTTGATATGAGTAAAATTAAGGATGATAGTGTCATAGTTTTTATTGGACGTCGTAATACAGGTAAATCTTTTTTAGTTAAAGATTGTTTATATCATCATCGTGATATGCCAATTGGTACTATCATTTCAGGCACTGAAAAAGAGAGTGGTTATTATGGTAAATTCAATCCAAGTCTATTTATTCATTATGAATTCACTTCAGAATTAGTTGCGAATGTGAATAAACGTCAATCAATAGTAATAGATGAACAAAAGAAAGAGATTAAGAATAGAATTCCCTTTGAATTTGATTGGAAAGACCGTATGAAGGATGGTGAAAGGAATAGTGATATTATTTATGAAATACAACGTAAAGAGTGTTGGATAGGTCGTCAAGAATACCAAATGTGTCAAGAACAAATCCGTGATGTTAAAGATGAACGTGATGGTCAATATAAAGTTACATGGAATATAGAAAGAGTGCCAGCAAATATAGATGCTCGTAGTTATTTATTATTAGATGATTGTTTATATGACAGTGCTTGGGTAAAAGATACTAATATTCGTAGTTTCTTTTTAAATGGTCGGCATAAAGATTTATTATTAATTATAACAATGCAGTATGTAATGGGTATTCCTCCTTTATTGCGTACTAATATAGATTATGTATTTATTTTGAGAGAGCCTTATGTTCAAAATCGTCGTCGTATTTTTGAAAATTTTGCGGGTGTATTTCCAACATTTGAAATTTTTTGTCAAGTAATGGATCAATGTACTGAAGACTATCAATGTTTAGTTATTCATACCAATAGTAAATCAAACAAATTAGAAGACCAGGTTTTTTGGTATAAGGCTGAACAACATGATGATTTTCGTATTGGTGCGGATGAATATTGGAAGTATCATAATGAGAATTTTGAGGAAACACCCGAAGAAAATAATGAGGATATTATTAGTGCAACAACACATAAGAAAAAAGGTCCTAAGGTTCATGTAAAACGCGTTTAATTAAAATAAAATATAAAAATGAATATCTTTATATATATATATATATTAATGGTAATAAACAAAAAATCAAAAAGTAGATATGTAAAACAACATAATCAATCAAAGAAAACTTTATCAATAAAGAGAAAACAAAATCAGTATATTGGAGCAGGTAACTCTTCAGAGCAATCAGAAGCTATCACTGATGCTGACAAAAAAGTTGAACAACAACTTTTAGAAATGTTACAAGAAGCTAGTAGTAATAGTGTAAATTATGTTAATAATACAGCGGGTTATAAACAATATTGGTTAGAATCAGTTATTCCGAGTATTATCCAATATTTAGATTCACAAAAAGATATAACTGATATATTTTATAAATCATCTAAGGATGTAATACATGAATTAGAATTGTCAATACAACAAGATTTAAATTAGAATATAAATATTTATTAGAATAAATATGTATTAAAATAAATATGTATTAAAATAAATGTTTAAAAGATAGTTATTGAATTTAAAATATATAATGCCTCCAAAAAAAAATAATGAATTGAATAAAATGACTTCAATTGTTCCAAAGCAATTAAAACAATCTAAAATTGAAAAATCAATACGAAAACATCCGAATGTATGTTTGGGTGAAATAAATGAAGACCATACAGATACACTATTGACAAGTGTTGGTCAACATTATAAATTAAGATGTGCTAATACATATTTTTATCCATATCATTTATTTACAAATAGTATGAAATATGAATCTCGTTTTAATAATAAATATCAATTGATTCGAATTTATAAAAAAAACGAGCGCGTATTTGAGCATGGAAATATTTGTTTTTCTCTAATTAAACATGGTTCTAAGTATTTAAAACGAAAAGTATTTATAAAAGAATTACCGACGATAGATTATGATTTATATATAGAAAATATTCAATCTTTTAGTAAAAACAATCCATTATGTCCTAATATACATGGTAATATGCTTATGAATAATGTCTATAGTTATAATAATCCAAGTTATATTGATATTTTATGTCATTATCTATGTAGTCGTATTACAGAAGATGGTATATTACCTCATTTTCCTTTATTTTATGGATTAGTAAATACTATATTTAATAAATATTCATATACATTTATGGATAAGTCTGATTATAAACATTTTATAGAAAAACATGAATTAAAAGATGGTTATAAAGATAATCTTTTAAAAATTATAAATAAGGATGACAAAGATAAAGTAGAATTATCTAATTTTCCTGTCTATTTAATGGCTACAGAACTTATGGATTTTGACCTTGATGAATTTTTAGAAGAAACGAATACTTCTTATGAATATGATATTGGCGAAAGTTTTGATATAGATAATTTTGAGAAGACATTATTTAGTATATTATTTCAAGTCATAATTAGTTTAATGTATATTCAAGATGAATGGAATATGGTGCATAATGATTTACATTTAGGTAATATAATGTTTAAATCAACAAAACAAAAATATTTAAATTATTGTTATAATGGTATTTTTTATCGTGTTCCTACATTTGGTATGATAGTAAAAATAATAGATTGGAATCGTGGTTCATTAACTTACAATAATATGTGTATACGTAACAATGTTTATAATAGTTATGCGGATTGTGCAGAAATGTATTATTTTCCAACAACCATTAAACCGAGTAAACCAGTAATAGATATAAATCCTAGTTTTGATTTAGCAATTTTAGCGTATGAAATATTAGATAATGATAAAATAATGGATAAAAATAAATCGAAGTGTGTAAAATTATTAAATGATTTATTAACTATGGATAATGGTAATAATATCTATAGTTTAATGGGTGGTAAGGAAGAAGACCCTGGATTTGATCTTTATATACAAATTGCTAGACAATGTCATAAAGCGGTTCCACGCACTGTTTTACAAAAGTCAATATGGAATATGTATAAAGTTAATAAAAGTGTTATTTCACAAAATGAAAAGATATATATAATATAATATGAGTGAGTTAGTATTAAAGTATAATAATATTGAATTAGAAAATTTAGGTAAAGATGTAATAGAATTACATGAAACATTCCAGATGGTGAATGAGATGATATCTCTCCAAGGTGAAAAATTGGATTTATTGGTAGATAGTATTGATGAAACATTATCAAATACTGAATCTTCTAATCAAGAGTTGATAATCGCAAATGATACACAATTATCAATGATTAAAAAAAAAATAGTAATTGCTGGAATAGGCCTAACTGCCTTGACAGTTACAGCTGGTTCATTTATCGGTTATAGTGTTTGTGTTCCGGTATGTTTAGTTGGGTTCGGTTGTTATAAAATGATAAATAAAACTCAGAAACTATATAAAGATTAGATTAATATATATAATTAAAGTAGTCTGTTTAAAAAATATGCAGGATTAGCGCAGTTGGTAGCGCGTAGGCCTCATAATCCTAAGGTCGTGAGTTCGATCCTCACATCCTGCATTAAGACTACAAACAGCAAAAATGAAGCACAATTATTGATTAATAATTGTAGGTTGTATATCTACACACAGCATACTTCGTGAAAAAATCCAAAAAAACTAAATATATAGCATAATGATTTGCTAAGATATGAGTATATAAGGAAAAATAAATGATTGTTTTAATATTTATAGTAAAAAATAGGAATTATTCTTTACTAATAATATATGGAAATAAAAACTTTAGTAATTATTGGTTTTATTCTTACTTTATTAAGTTCTGGTTTATATTTTTATATAAATATTGATACATTGATGAATAGTATTAAATTAAATCGAAATTTCAATATAGAAAAAAGGATTGAATTAAATAAAATAGATACAAAAGTATCAAACGAATTAAAAGAGAGTGATTTAGAAAAATTAAAAAAAGAATTAGAAGCATTAAAAAATTCTATATCAGACAAAAAAGAAATTGTTCAAGCTAAATTAGATATTAAAACAGATCCTGTTGTTGTCACACCCGTAGATAAAAAGGAACCTTTTTTAATCAATAATAATATATTTTTAAAACAAGACCGCTCTAAAGTATGTAAGGCACTATTTAATAGTGAAGTAGCTACAAAAGAACAATTAAATGAAAGTTTTAATAATGGTGCTAATTGGTGTAATTATGGTTGGACTGATGATGGAAACGCATATTATCCTTTACAAAATGAAACAAATACTGCCACTTGTAAAGGAACTATTGGATTAAATGGTGGAACTATGGCTGATAAAGATTATAAATTAGGTATAATATGTTATGGAGTTAAACCTGATGAAAATAAATATACTGATTTAAATCAAATTAAAAGAGATAGTTCTCTATGTGATGCCGACCAAAAATTATTAGATAATTACCGCAAACAATTACAAAATGGTAATATTAAAATAGCTCCATTTAATGATAAATCATGGAGTCGTTATAGTTATAAAAATGACACATTGGCTATCAATGATAAAATAGTAGTTTCAACTAAAAAGGAGTGTTCTAATGATCCACAGACTTTAGATATAAATAAGTCTAAAATACAAGCTATTATTTAACTATACGCAAATCTATTTCGTTTGTTTTCCCATGGCTGAAATTCATCTGTATTATCACTTTCATTATCATTCATCTCGCTATTTTCAATATTTAAATAATAGTTATAATCTATATTTTTATGAATCATTTTAATAAATGATGACATTTTTTCTGGTCTATCAATATCTAATATATAGCTATAGAGACCTTCATATAATACTTCTTGTAGTCTACTATATGTATCTAATATATGAGGTTCTAATTCTTCTTGAATTGTTACTATACTTTCATTTGTTTTTATCTCTTTTTTTTCTAATATTTTTATTTTTTTATTATCATTATCTACTATTGTATTGGTAACTTCATTACCCTTTTTAGCGATGTCTTTCCAACTTGCCATAAAAATTATTTCTAATATTTACTATAGTTGTGTTATTCTTATATTTTTTTTAAATTATTAAAATATATATGTCTAGTGTTGAAAATCAATTAAAGGAAAATATTAAAAAATATATAAGTATTGATAATTATATTAAAGAACAAAATCTTAAATTGAATGAATATAGAGATATGAAACGTTCTCTTGAAGAAAATATATTATACACAATCAAAACACATAATTTAAAGGATATTGAAATTAATTTACCAGATGGTAAATTACAATATTCAGAAAAAGAAACTCACAATTCACTAACTATTCAGTTTTTAAAGGGGGCTCTAATTAATTATTTTAGTGAAAAAACAAATAATATGATTTTAGCAAATCAAAATGCGGAAGTATTATTAGAATATATTTTAAGTCAAAGAAGTACTAAAGTTGAATCAACATTAAAACGTAGTAGAAAACGTAAATAATCATTTTTATCGTAATCTAGCTGCTCTACATTCTTTATCAATTAGAAATTTTCTATAACATAAATCTATTTCATTATCAGCTGTTAATCCAGAACTACCTTTACCTATATTTTGATTTATTTTATTAAATTCAGTTGGAGTCAGAAAACTATATTCATATTTATCTGGTTTTATCTCATATTCATATAAAACGGGTTCTTTATTAAGATTTTTACCATAATTTATGATTTTATCTTTATTATATACACTACATATTAAATCTAATTCACTTGAGCGTTTACACAAAGTTCGTCTCTGATTTTCATCTAATTTATCTAAACTAATTGTTTCACTCTTATTTTTCTCTATTTTATCCTTATCCATAATATCTTGTATCATACGACAATTATCTCTATTTAATTTAATTCTTTCTAGAGGTTCATCATTTAAATAATATTTCCCATCTTTACTTAAGTAATAATTATAAGGACCAATTTTATTATTTTGAACACTATATTTTCTTAAACATTCATTATATATATTCTCTATACTTAGTGGCTTTTCATCAGATTTATTCATATTTTTTTGGTTTTTCTTATATTCTTCTAATCTTCTACAATTTTCTTTACTAAGTTCTAATTTATCTATTGCCGTTCCATTAAAATATTGTATATTATTTTGGTCCTTTTCAACAACATAATTATCGAATTGTACGGTGTCTCTTAATTCTCCAAATTTAGGTAAGCAATAATTTTTATAATATTTTATAATAGCATCGTTATCTTTTGGGTCAATATTTATCTTTGGTTGCTTTGTTTTAATTATAACTTTTGGTTTTATATTACAATTGTCATATATAAAATTATTAGCAGCATTAATAACTTGTGAACTAATTGATAAACCATCCTTTTTATCCTGTATTTTTTGTTTTGCTAATAAACATCGGTCTTCTACATCAATTGCTCCACTTGTTAGTAAATTATAAAAATTAGTATATTCATTATTATTAAAATATTCATTTTTTTTTCTATTTTTATTAAAGTAGAATAATAGACTGACTAAAATAATAGATGATAATAATATAATAATAGTTTTTATAAATGAAACCATATATATTCTTTATCATATATTAAAAACTATGGGTCATAATTACTTTTGTATTTACAACTAAATTTATAAATATAACGAATAAAATCATTATAAAAAAATTCTTCATTTTCTATAAATACTTCTCTATTTGTTAAATTATTCATAACTACATTAAATAAATTATCTATATCATTTTGATAATGTTTATAAAAAGCATCAAATTCTAAATACCTAGTAGGACGCATATTATGCGACATTATATATTTTTGGTATAAATATTAATAATATTATATATCATCATGTATTTTTTATATATATTTCAATTTAGAAATTTAATTTCTCTGTTTAAAAATATAATATGGAGAATACAGTCATAGGTGGTTTATTACTTTTCGGCGGTATTTATGTTAGTTTAGGTAATAACAAAACACAGGGAACTATTTTATTATTGACCTTATTATTAATTGTAAGTATATCAATATTAACCTCTTTACAACCATCTAATCAGTCAAACTCAAATGAATATTTTGAAGATACATCAAAGGATGAACCCAAAAAGGATGAACCCAAAAAAGATGAGCCTAAAAAAGATGAGCCTAAAAAAGATGAACCTGTTGAATCTAATCCAAATAATAAACCAGTAACAGCATCTTTACAAAAACCTTTACCTATGCCATTAACAGTTGAAACTCCTAAACCTTCGGGGTCGGAAGCTCAGGCACAAGGAACTAATGAACTTAAACAACCTCCTAATCCTCCATTGAATAAAATAATAGGATATGCCGATAACACGATAGAAAGTATTAAATTTTATGATACAAATAATAATGTATCAACTAGCGGAACAAGTGAAAAAGGTAAGCCTTTTAATTTCCAATGTGCTAATAATGGTAAAATAGTAGGGTATGATTATAATTCTCAGGGAAATGAACGAGATGATAGTAGTATATTAGGTGGATTAGGACCAGTATATTGTGCTGATGGAAGTATATTAGATACTGTAGTTGGAAAACAAAAAAATAATAGTTTAGGAAAAACATCGAAATCAAATTAATATTTTATCATAGGTTTGTAACCATACTATAATGAATTGATAAATATTATATTATTGTTTTTAAAATAAGGATGAGAAGGGAGATTATATTCTAACAATTTGATGAACTTTTATTATATGTATTCCATAGAAAGTCTGCGTTCTTTTTATGAAATAGATAGTCCAACTTAACAATAAGGTAACCATACTATAAAATACTGGTTTTAACAAATCATTTAAAATATATATTTAATCATGCCATAATCAAGTGTGTTTGAATATTATTTTATTTAAATATTAAAACAAACTTTATGTAATTAGCTGCCAATTTCCATTGGTAATCTAGATAAATCAGGAGTTATAGTAGATTGTAACCAAGGTGACACAACAACTTGTGGACAAGGAGGGTCACTACGTAATTGAAGATTTGCGTTTCTTAAACTTGAACCAATCGTATTGATACCTACATGATATCCAGCAGATAAAAAGTTTTGGTCTCCTAATTCACCTTGACCATTAGGTGCTACTTGAGCCCAAGTACTATTAGCATCTCCTGGTAATAATTCAGCCGGATTAAGTTGATCTCGAGGGAAACAATCATTAGGAAACTGATTACCATTTAATCCAAATGCGTTTGTAGGGTCTTCAGCCGGTCCTACTTCCTTAAAAGTTGAATTTTGTCCTAACGGTGCGCTGGGACGAACACTATATGTAGATCCTCTTGGAGCTAAAGGGTCTTCTGGCATAATATTACCAGTTGCTTGCTGTTCAGCTACCTCACGTTTATAATTTTCTAACATTTCTATGTTTTTTTCTGTTTGTTTATTATTGTAATTTACAAAATAAAATAAAGCAATTAAAGCAATAACAACAACTGAAATTGTTACTATAGGGTTCATTAGTATTCTATATATATACGATTAAAGATTTTTTATTTTAGATAATTTATATAAAACGTAATAAAAAAAACCTTACATATTAATATAAAAATGGGTAAACAAAGAAGCCGCAGTCGTAGCCGTAACCGCCGACATAGTAAACAACAAGGAGGCTTTATTAGAGACGGAACCCCTCAATTTGCTGAATTATGTGGCCCTAATCCACTAAATCAATATGCGCCATTTAATATCCTTAATACAAATACTCCTTGTACCCAATGTCAAACACAAACTGGTGGAAGACGATCACGTAAAAATAGCCGTAAACATCGTTATTATTAGTTTATAAATTATAATTATAAATTATAAACTAACATAAAGTATCTATATTTTCCCAAGTTAATCCACATTCTTTAGCTTTCATACATAAACGACGACGTCCTTCAACTGTATCACTTGATCCTACACTCTTAAAATTCATTTTTCCATTTGGTTCTAACATTCCATCTTTTCTAGGACAACGTCCTAAATTATGAATATTTTGACACTCTCCATTACCTAGATCTGCCCAATAATCCGGACAAGCATTATACATAGGAGGCCACGAATTCATCTTCTTCAACTGCGCTCTATATTCTTGATATTTTTTATAAAGGTATAACATCAAAAAAATTCCTACTATTACTGATACAACAACGAGTGATAAAATTCCTGCTGACAGTTCTACCATTTTATATTATAATATATTGTTTTTTTTTAATTTTCTTTATTATAATTATCAATAAAATGATTTTGCGCAATATTAAATGTATCTAATAAAATATTAACCTCCTCAATACTCATTTTTTTTTCAATTATATTTGTAAATAATAATGGATATGCTAATGAAAAATTACTATATTTATTATGTATACCATTTATTTTACCCTTTTCTACCAAATCAAATATTTCCTTAGCTTCTTTTTTAATTTTATTGATATTAATTTGTTTTAAATTTACACTTTCTTCAGATGACATTATATTTATCTATACATACAATTAATTTTATATAGTATTATTTATAAATAATTCATATAACTGATGTATTATATTTAAAAGTATTATATGAATATAATTATAATTACTCCAATATCCAAAAAATATATAATAACTTAAATCTATTGATAATAATGGTGACAAAAATAAACTTAATACTAAATACAGCAGTTGAATAGGTAATTCAAATAGAGTAATACATGATATTAAAAATATTAAACATATTCTATGATAGTTATAACTTATTCCCTTAACCCAATTCAATATTTCATAATGAAAATAATTAGGCAATGTAAAAAGTAAAATACTTATAAAATATTCATTATGAATGATACTAAATAAAGATAGAATAAAATAAAGAATTCTGTTTTCTTTCCATATATCAATATATATATAGTAAAATAAAAATGGAATCAATAAATTATTATTAATAAATCCTACTATTGACCAGATGGAAAAAAAAATTAAAAGTTTATATTGAAACCGATTAATTTGATAATGTATATATTTAGCTATTTGTCTATTATTACTATTTTTATATATATCAAAAAATAAATTAATAGTACTACTATGAAAAAGTTTATCCCAGTCTTTACTATTTAGTAATCCTAATATATGTTGTTTCTTGTCATAATTATCACGAAAATTATTATAATTAAATACATAACTTAAATAAGTATAATGAGAACTAATGTATTCATACATACATGCTAATACAAAACTTTGTGAAAATTCCATTAATTTTTGTATTCCTACTTTTTTATAGAAATTAATTATTTCTATTTTTTTTATGTTTGTTTCTTCTGATAAAATAGTTTTACATAAAAATTGTATTATTCTATATAAAGTAGATGAAACCGCAATTTCTATTTTATCATTTAGTTTTTTATTAATCCAGTCAATCACTTTATGAAAATAAAGTTTATTGTAAAATAAGTAGACAAAAACAGGAACTGCCAAAATAGAAATATTAATTTCAGTATAAAATAAAATACTGAGGAACATACTAAATATCCATAATATAAAAAAATATAAATAACGTATTTTTATACTTAGTAAAAAACTATTATAATATTCTATTTTATCCTTTTTACTTAATTTAATATTATAAATAAGTAAAAATAGAATACCATTAAAAAAACTATCAATTGATATAAGATATAATAAACTATTACTATTCATTAATTCTAAATAACTTTATAGTTATATTTTTAAGCATATTTCATTTTTTTTACATATATCTATAGTTTAAAAAGATAATACAATAGTTTATATATAATGAGTTCTATAAATGTGAAATCATATTATTTAGACACAGCGAATCAAAATCAGCTTAAAAATTATATTATGAATGAATTAAGTAAAAAATATATAATACAACCTGTTATAGGACAACTTAATCAGCGTTTTAGTGCTATTACTGATATTATATCTAAAAATGTACAACCAGATAATAGGTTAAATATACAACAAAATTTGGACCGTATAAATAAAATAACAATTGAACAATGTTTGAATGCGTTCTCACAAATATTAGAATCATTTGAAAAAACTGAAATACCATCGAATGTACAAGAATCCTCTGCTATTCAAGAGGATAATCGTGACGTGAATGATTTATATAGTAAATTAATGAATGAACGCGATTATACGACTAATCCTATATCAACTATATCAACACCAGTTACGCCTATAACCAATTCACAAACCCCACAATTTAATTTACCACCTATTCCAGAAGAACCATCTATACCAAGTCAACGTAATAATAGTTCTAGTTTTCAAGAAAGAATTGAGTTATTAAAACAAAATCGTAATAATGTATTAGAACAACGTAATTTACTTGATTTAGAAACACGTGAAAATAATTATAAACAAAATATTTTAGGAGAACAACCTAAAAATAATAATTATAATAATGACTTACTCAATAATAATCCGGTATATAATGATAATTATAATATAGCAAATGTTGGTAGAGAATTAGTGTCTCAAACTGAAATTAATCAGCATAGATTTGCTGAATATAAAGACGAAAAATCTATGGATTATAGAAAAATAGATAGACAATTTTTTATTTGTTCTAAAGATAGACAATGGTACGGGGATATTTCAAACAATAATCTACAACCAGCATTAGAACCTTTTCGATATAAACTATATCTTAATAATAATAAAGAAAGAGGTATCTATTTACAAAATAGACAAAGAAACATTAGCTCAATACGCATAGCAGCAGTATATATAAGTATTAATGATATAAATACGATAATGCCGCCATATATTTTTATATTTATTCCAGAATTAGAAAATAGAGTTGAAACAAGTATAGTTAACAGAAAATATGTTTTTAGTATTTTAACTAAGGATGATGTTATTGGAAGTCAACTTAAATATATAAATTTTTTAACTGATAATGAATATGATCCCACTCCCTTATCAGAACTTAGTAACTTAACATTTGAAATTTTAAATCCATTAGGAACTTTGTATAATGATGGTAAAGATGATTTATTGATAAGTGAAATCGGACTTGATGATTTATTTAATCCTAAAAATTTAGTTATTACCACAAACAAAGTATATATTACAAATAAATACAATGCCAAAGATATTTTATTAATTAAAAATTTCGCTTTTAAAGATGGTAGTAATACACAATTAAAAACTTATTTAAATCGAGATGAAGGACATACAATTACAACGCCTGAAATAATATTAAATAATAATAAGTTTTATAATAAAATATATATAGAGTTGCCTGTTATTATATTAGATGATGGACAAATATTACTAGAACCAATGATTATTGAACTACAAACATATTTAACTACAAATGGAAATCCAGTTAACAATGTATATGGTGCTTTAATGAATGTCATTTTACAACCAACTATTATTATGGAAATTAGTAAACTTGAACCAAATAGTAAGGAAATTAATCAATCGCGTGTAACATTAATATAAATTATTCCATACAACTAAACATATTTATATGTTTATTATTACTAAAAAAAATATTTAATAAATTATATATAGTATATCTATGACCATGCCTGGATTTAGTCAATTTATTTTTGATGATGATATATTAGGAGAAATTCCTACGTTTAAAAAAAAAAATTCAAAAAATAAAATATTTGATAATAAAAAAGTATTATTTAGAGATTTAAGTGTTGATAGTTCTAACAATGAAAGTTTAATGTTATCAATACCTGTTAGTGATTATATGGATTATAGTATTGCTGATAAATTAAATAATGAATATAGTGAAGTAAGTAACAGTATAGGAGGTAAACAACCTATGACTATTAATATTGATAGTAATAGTTTGAATCCTTCTTTACAAACAGATACAAATAAAACAGTAAATTCATATGATTTATCACTTGATAGTAATCAAGATTTAAAATCAGCTGTCAAAATAGTTGATTCACAACTAAAAAATAATGAAGACGCTGAAAAATATAGGCTAAATGAAAGTCAAGAAGATCATAGCGACGAAGAACATAGCGAAGAAGAAGATAGCGGCGACGAAGAAGAAGAACATAGCGGCGAAGAACATAGTGGCGAACAAGAAGAACATAGCGGCGAACAAGAAGAACATAGTGGCGAACAAGAAGAACATAGTGGCGAACAAGAAGAACATAGTGGCGAAGAACATAGCGGAGACGAACATAGCGGTGACGAAGAACATAGCGGCGACGAACATAGCGGCGAAGAACATAGCGGAGACGAAGAACATAGCGGCGACGAACATAGCGGAGACGAAGAACATAGCGGCGACGAACATAGCGGTGAAGAACATAGC